TCTCGCCGTACATGGTGACGGATACGGACAAGATGGAAGCCGTCATGGATGATCCCTATGTGCTCATCACCGACCGCAAGATCTCCTCGGTCGCGGATATCCTGCCCGTTCTGGAGCAGGTCGTAAAGCAGGGCAAGCAGATCGTCATCATCGCAGTGTGCGCCATGACGGCGGCTCATGATATGCCCCGCGGCGGGGTTTTTCGCGGGTGGCGTTTTTTCCCCCCCCTGTCATAATCTGCTGCTCAAAATCCACGGCGTCAATCCGCATGCCGAGCGCCTCAGAGATGCGAAAACCGGTGTAGAGAAAAAAGAGCGCTGAGTCCGCCCAGGGCAGGTCCTTGTGCGCCCAGAGCCGCGCGACCTCATCGTCAGAAAAGACCTTCCGAGATGTGTCCGGCACGGACTCGGACTCCAGCAACGCCGAGTACTGCTTGCCCACGATGTCCATCTCAAGTGCGAGCGCGTCAAGGTGCTTCCAGAGGGTCTTAATCGCGCCTTGTGTGGCGTATCCTCGACCGCAGTTGTCGATGCAGTCTTGCATGTCATAGGCCTTAATCTGACAGTATGGCGTGCTGTAGAGCCTCGCGCAGTGCTTAATCGCGCTCGACAGCACCCGCTGACTGCCGAGGCGCATCTTCGGTGCTTTCTTTTCACGCCATAGGTTGAAAAGCTCTTGCAGCGTAATCTTGCTCCGGTCGATGTCCCAGGGAGCGGCGTTATACTGCGCGAGCAGCATGAGCGCCTCTTCTCTGGTGGCAGCGTAGCCAATCGGTTTTTGCCGGCCGGACTTCCCTTCCTTTGCGACCCAAGGCTTCCGGCGGCTTCCCGAAAGCCTGGTCACGGTCCCGTAGCCATTCGGGTTTTTCATGGCTTCTTACCGAGGTCTATATCCGGATTCACTGTCTACCTCCTGCTAAATCACATCGCTCTGGAAAGCGATGGCCTTGCCCAGCACATGGACATGCGCCAAGCGCTCCCCGCTATACACCATAGTCGGGTACTTGGGGTTCTCTGCGAGTAATCGCAGCTCCTGCGCCGTCTCGTCGTAGTACACGCGCTTCAAGGTCGCCTCGTCGTCTATCGCCACGGCATAGATCTGGCCGTTGACCAGCTCCGCGTCTTTCTGAATAAAGACGATGTCGCCGTCCATGATGCGCGCGCCGGTCATACTATCCCCACGCGCTTTCAGGCAAAAATCCGCGCGTACGTCAGCGCCCGCCTCCACATAGCTTTCGCGGTCCTCATTGCAGAAACTCGGCTCGCCGCAGGCTATCGGACCAAGAAGCGGGACGCGTGTGCGTTGCAGCGGGAAAACATTAGAGTAGGATGGGATGGAGGGCTCTTGACTCGTATCGTACATAGACACATCAAGCCCCATTAGCCACACAGGGTTCACACCGAGCGCCGTCGCGAGTTTCATGAGACGAGGCTGTTTCGGCTTAGAGTATCCGCTGCGATACTGGCTGATGGTAGCCTGCGATATGCCGGTTTTTTCAGCGAGCTCGCTCGGTTTCAAATCGCTGCTGGCAAGTGCTTGTTCAAAACGCTGCTGGAAGGATTCCTTTACGTCCATGAGAGACCTCCTTGCTAGATATAGGAAGATTATCATATTAAACGCTATGTTTCAACAAATTAAACGGTAGAATTCAAAAAATTAAAAATACTGCTTGACGTATGACTTTCAAAAGGTTAAAGTATTCATGAAAGGAGGGCAAATGAACCGACGGAGAATAAAGGGTAAAATTGTGGAATTGTTCGGGTCGCAGCAAAATTTTGCGCAGCATATCGGTCAGACGGAGCAGACAATCTCCAAGAAGCTGCGCGGAAAAGCGGCATTTTCGCAGGAAGACATCATACGATGGTGCGAAGCGCTGCAAATCCCGGCAAGCGAGGTGGGCGAAATTTTTTTTGCCTCGGAACTTTCAAAAAGTTAAAAATGAGGGTAAGGAGACGAAATCATGAAATGCACGCTACAGGACCTGATTGAGAAGATTCTTAAGCTCGCAGAAATGAGCGAGAGCCACATGCTAAAGCTGGATGCCTGGCGGACTGGACTCTGCACGAATGAAGCTTGCGGTATGGCTGCCGTCCTGAATCTTCTGGGGGTTGACATCCTCTGCGATGACAACTGCGTTGACTACACAGGTGGCGGCTACCGGAGAATCAACTATTTATTCGTTGAGGGAGTGATGCTCATTAACCGCACTGTAATCGACTGGAAAGCCTATGCAGATGCAGCGAAAGAGCACCACTGGGGCAGCAAGGAACTCACGATCATTGATAGAAGGGCGGAGTGATGGCACGACATATATCAAAGTTCCGTAGCACAGACGAAGAGGGTAGACACTACCTCGAGTACATCATTGAGTTCGGACTTTTTGGCTGGGCGTGCTCATGTGTGTTTAAAAGGCGCACACTGGGCGAAAGGCCGAAAGAGATCCGCGGCTGGACACGCATTATCGTCGAGACAGACGAAGAGAACCCGACGCCTATCGCGACCATCACGGAAGACAACATCGAGATGGCTGACGGGTATCGGGTTCGGGAAAGACCGGACTACGGCTGCTAATGTTCCTTGTCCTTAGGCGGGCAAGGGTCATTACCGTAGCTGTCTTTTGAAGCTATTTGACCATTGCGTTTTTGGACAATTCGCTCGCTTTTCTGATTTTTCGCGATTGTCCTGGCAAAGTCTTCGGCTTCGGCTCTTGTGTCAAAGAGCTTTGTATCGCGCGAATTACCTTCGCCGCGCACAGCCCATTTGCCGCCGCGAGGTGAAACCCATTGATTTTTACCCATTGTCAGTACCTCCTCTCTACAAACTCGGGCATGGCAGTGCCCTGTGAGGACAGTATAGGGGAGGGAGCATCAGGAGAAAAGGAGGAAGCATGATTAGAGTAACCATTCGATTGCAGGACGAGACGGAGTACACCACTGATGGCGTGGTGAGGGTGACGCAGTTGGTCCCCGGATGCGGAGGCAAAGACGTGGCTAAGTCCGCAAGCGGGGGCGAGATTCTGCACTTTCAGTTCGTTCCGTGGAGAACGACCATCGTGGAGGGAAAGACAAAAGTCTTCTCGGTAGACCCGCTCAAAATCGCGTCCATCGAAGCAGAGCTAATCTGAGTGAGAAAAGGAGAGAAAGATATGCAGGATCTGAAAATCTTTGAGAGCGCAGAATTCGGAGAGATTAGAGCTGCGGAAATCAACGGAGAACCTTGGTTCATAGCGGCGGATGTTTGCCGAGCGTTGGAAGTTAAGAACGGCCGAGATGCAATCGCGCGGCTGGACGAGGATGAAAAGAATACCGTCGTTTTAACCGACGGAACTCCGGGAAATCCCAACATGGCCATTATCAATGAGGCCGGGCTCTACGCGCTTGTACTGAGCTCAAGAAAACCGGAGGCAAAGGCTTTTAAGCGCTGGGTTACGCACGAGGTGCTCCCCTCCATCCGGCAGCACGGCGCGTACATGACGGAGGCGACACTGGAGCGGGCTCTCAACGAGCCGGACTTTCTGATCAGCCTGGCGACAAAGCTCAAGGCAGAGCGCGAGGCGCGGAAAGCCCTCGAGGTCGATAACAAAATCAAGGACCAGCAGATTGCAGAGCTTAAGCCGAAGGCAAGCTACTATGACCTGATTCTCCAGTGCCCGAGCCTTTTATCCGTCACGGAGATCGCAAAAGACTATGGTCTTAGCGCAAAGGATCTCAACAAAATGCTTCACGACCTCGGCGTGCAGTTCAGTCAGTCCGGTGTCTGGTTCCTTTATTCGAAATACCAGAGCTACGGCTACACGCAGACCAAGACACAGAACTATAACCGCCCGGACGGCACACAGGGAGCGCGGACGCATATGTACTGGACGCAAAAAGGCCGGCTTTTCCTCTACGATTTGCTGAAGCGGAGAGGCGTGCTGCCGATGATTGAGAGAACGGAGGCGGCATGAGGAAAGAGTTTTTGACAGAGGTGCGGGCCGATGTCAGCCGACTCGAGGAGTTGCTTCGCAGGCTCGAGGGTCTCCACGAAGAGGCCGCCGACGACCTCGACGCACTCGAGATCGCAGACGCAGAGGATGACGGCACTGAGCTGGTCTACCTGCTTGCCATTTCCGCTGGCATCCGGCAAGCGATGGGTGAGTGTGTGGCGTTCGACGCGCATTTTCGGGAAAAGTACGGCACGAAAGAGGAGGAAGAGAGATGACAGCAACCGAAGTGATCATCTTGATGATGGGTCTTGAGATGCAAAAAGTCCACGACGCGCTGGACAACTTAGCGAGTCTTGCGGGGGATCTTGGCTACGAGAATTCCAAAAAGGATTTGCGGGCGGCACAGGATTGGCTAGAAAGTGCGGCAGTTGGACTCCTTGCGCATTCGGAGGGCAAAGATGAGTAAAAGACCGATACCGGAGCAGCTCGAAATCATCGAGATGTGCATCAAGGCTGTCCGGAGAGAGCTTTTAGAGGACGCCGACTATGATGACGTGACCGATTATCTGGAGAGCGCGGAGGGCGACCTGTGCTCCGCCCGGCAGGCTTTTCGGGAGGTGAGGGTATGAGCAATGCGACTTTACTACTTGAGTCCTTGGCACTGATCAAGGACGCATACGACTGGCTGGGCAAAGTGGATCACGACATGAGCGCGAGCGACGCACTTTATGTAGTGGGAGCGCGCCTCTTGTTAATGGCCGCGCACGAGCGGCTTGAGACGCTACTGCACGACGGCACGGGGCGGAAAGCATGAAGCAGTACCGGTATTACACGATGCGGCAGCGGCCTTGGTCAATCCCGTGCGGAGGCCTTCGGAGCATCTGCGACTACCGCAGACGGCGCGAGGTCAAAACCGATGTAGGGAGGACTTACGCATGGGGCTATGCGCAGTATGACAGGCAGCTGACCTTAGAGGAGATACAGAGCTACGGGCTCGCATATGGAGGAGAGGTAGAAGAATGAATGCAATCAATGTGGTGAGCAGCGAGAAGCGCTGCATCGAGGCCGCAAATGAGTGCTCTCGCAATGGCTTAGTCCGGGAGCTCCGCGAGATGCAGGCCGAGCAGGAGAGGGACAAGCGCAGGCAGTCCTGGCTGGAGCGGCACCTGGTATCGGTGTACGAGCAGCTGGAGCGGGCACAGTGGAGCAGCGCTTTCTGGAAGTGCGTCGCATTTTGGGGCTGGGCGGCCGCCGTCGGCGTGACCCTCGGCCTGATGCTGTGAGGTGGCCGGAATGAAAGACATTGTTTTTCAGCTGGGAACACCGTACGCGAATGACTTCGTGCGCTTTGCACGCGCGTTCATCGACCAGAAGAACCCGCGCAGACCGGTGTGCACGATGGCGTACGGCAGAATCGACGACCGGATACTCTATGTACGCGGCACAGACGGAAACCGAGCCTTTGAACTCACATTGCCGCTGCTCTCGGCTTCCGTAGAGCATGGGGAGTTTCTCTTAAGCCCGCCCGGGGGCCTCTTCGACAAGCGCTCCGCTTATGTGGAGGTGACTGCGGGAGCGGATGCCACGACCTACCGGAGCTTAAACGACAGCATCACGCTGTCGGTCGAGAAAGGCAATTACCCGAATCTTGACGGTGTCTGGGAGCTCAAACCCGGGGATAAGGCGGGCGAGAGACTCGAGACCTGTTTTTCTCCGAGCCTTCTCGCAAGCTCATTAAAGGCTTTTGACCAGAAGCGGCCGGTGAAGCTGACCTTTACGACCGATCGCGCGCCGGTCCTGATTACGCAGGGTAGCGCCAAGGCAATCGTGCTGCCGGCCAGAAACACCGCCGCGACATGAGACACGCATGGGATGAGCACCTCAAAGAGCTCGACAAGCTACTCGAAAAGGTCGCGGAGCACCGCGAAATGATTGTGTGCGTCGGGGAGCGATTCGCAAGTGGAGAGGATGAGGAAGAGCAGGTGGCCGCAAGGCTTGTCAGTCTCTCGCTGAAATCAGTGAGAGACGCCTGTGAGGAGTATCTCCGGAATACACCGGGGTAAGGAGGGACAAATGGACAAGATCGTATTTTTGGAGGACGTGAGAGGCATTGTCGAAGAGCGAGAAGAGCAGCACGGGTCTCCGAAGGAAATTTTTGAGTCTATCGCGATTTTCTGGAGCGACTATCTGAATCGCACTCATGGCTTCATGATGGACCTCTCCGGCATGGATGTGGCGCTCATGATGGATCTTTTCAAGATTGCGAGAGTCATCGAAAACCCGAAAGGGTCGCTCGATAGCCTCATGGACATCGCGGGCTATGCAGCATGCGCAGCCGAGCTCGGCGGACTGGCCAAGGAGTAAGGTATGGCATTCGGAGAGAAGCTGAAAAGGCTGATGCGCGAGCTCGATCTTACGCAGTCCGAGCTGTCGGCGCTTACCGGAGTCGGGAAATCCTCTATCAGTCAGTACCTCTCCGGTAAAAATGAGCCCGCGAAAGAGCGCAAGCGCGAATTTGCACGCGCCCTCGGTGTGCAGGACGACTACTTCGAGCAGTTCGCACCGATTGCGGAGATAAGGCCGAACGATGCTGTAAATGTGCCGGTCGACCTCATCGCGCGGCTCATGGGTAAATCGAAGGCTTTTGTCACACAAGGGCTTCAAGACGGCGTTTTTCCTTGGGGCTACGCCGTGAAGCTAAAGCAGTGGAGCTATTTTGTCAGCGCGGTGAAATTCACGGAGCTGACGGGGATTGAAATACCGATGAATAAGGAGGAATGCAGCAATGAAAATCACAGTCACATTTGATTCCCTCGACGAATTCGGTTTTCCCCGCACGCGCGGGGGTGATCCTCGTGCTGCCGGTCAGAAATCCGGACAAAGCTGGTTTTCCCCGCACGCGCGGGGGTGATCCTTTGTTCTCCGGAAACTGCACGCCGTACTGATCGTTTTCCCCGCACGCGCGGGGGTGATCCTG